ATTCGGGTCGAACTGAAAAGACGCATCAAGGCAACGCCATTCGGTTTCGGGTTGAGTTGGAATTCCTTCTCACCCCGCCAGTTGGCTATAGCGGCCGCGCTTGGTTTGACCAAGCTCGGGCGCTGACAGTCCGTAATTAGTCTCTCGCCACAGGGGCTTGAGACTCAACCTCGAGTCCTAGGAGTGATGCTTCATGGCTTTTGCCGATCCTCAAACTGTCACAATCTCTGGTGTGACAATCCCGCTGCCCCGTGTTTCGACACAGGGCGACGAGACCATCTACCAGAGTGCTGACAGTCTTACCCAGATGCTTGCTTCCCATGATCAGGGGAAGCGGAACAGGCATCTGCTGAGGTTGAATGCTTCGAAGGTTACTTCGGATCCGTTTAGGCCGACAGAGAATGTCGAAGTGTCGATGTCTTGTTACATCGTCTTCGATGTTCCCATCGCCGGCTACACGAATGCCGAGCAACTCGCTGTGTACACTGGCTTCAAAACCCAGTTCACAGCCACTTCGGACCTACTCATCACCAAACTACTGGCTGGTGAGTCGTAACAGACCCGACGCTCGCGTACAGTTCGCTTTTCGCCCTAAACAGGTGAATGGCGATCCTGTAGTCGAACGTTGGTGGGCTGAACAGGACGTCGACGATGGTGCCGTTGTTATCAATCTCAAGCTTGGATGGAAGTCCATGCTTGTTATTGCAACTCTGGCTACCCACGTCGGCTTCCAAATGATTGCGCCCGTTGAAGGCATAATACATGCCTTTAGCGATGCGTTTTCAGTTGGTTAATCCTGTTCACCGTCAGTTTGATCACTGACATCTGTGCATTCGGTGACGTCGTAGTTACCAATTAACCGGAGGGGAGCTCCCTGACGGGAGTTCCCCTCAATGGCCAAAGGTAAAGGAGGTCTTAACTTGCTTAATGCAAGCTGGGTCTCCTGATTGACGTCATCAGCTGAGCCATGAGGCTAAGGATGGGTTACCCTATATGAAAGGGGTCCATGAAAAGCCTGATGTCACTCTGGTCCCAGGTAGCGGAGGAATCCGCTACCTACTGCCGCACTAGCGCCACCTCTGACATTAATACTGTCAAGAGGAGGTTCGAAGATGAGGGGTTATCGTTTTTGACGATAACCCTACCCGATCTCGGCAAGTCATTCGAAAAATGGCTTGACGAGGGTAGGGTCGGGATCAACTCCTCTTTCCGAAGGGAAAGAAGAGGAAGGCTCCCCCGATTTCTCGGAGGTTTCTTCTCCCGTGTCTTCGATCCAAATAGCGGCGCGTTGGTCGACGATCCAGACATTGAAGCAATTCTTGCCATTCGTCAGTTAACACTGATGTTTGGCAAGCTGGAGTACCCTTGCACAGATGCAAGGATCGCTTCAGCAATGACTGCTTTCGTCGATTGTGAGAAGGAAGTCCGGAAGTCGGACAGTGAAATCTCGGAGGAAGATTTCCGTGATTTCGAACGAATGTCCGCCTTGCTTTTTCAGAGTGCCTTTACTCGTATAGATCGAGAGATCTATTACGATAGGGTCATTCCGAAGCACGGACCAGGTTCTGTCGCAGATCGACTTACCAGTAATGGTAAGTATCGGCTTAGAACGTGGACCGACCGACTTGATAGCGTCTTTCCTGCTACCAAGTACTTGATACCAAACATCCATTTTAGGGATGAGTTGGATCAAGTGAACTTCCTCGAACCCGGTTCCGAGATGCCCGTCAGGGTCATCGCGGTTCCTAAGACGTTGAAGACACCTCGCATAATCGCGGTTGAACCCGCCTGCATGCAATACATGCAG